CGTTTGCGGTTGAGTTTGCAGATGTAAAGAAAGTTCCCATTAAATACAAGGTATAATCTGCGGGTACAGTCCAAAATGCCATTTGCGTTTGGTTTGCACCAATAGCAATCATGCCGTATACAGTTGCTGGTACGCCCGAAGTAACAGTGCCAGTGCCAGCGTAGATAGTTCCTACGGCAGTTGCACCAGAACCAGCGGTGGTTACATACATACGAGAAATACGCAAGTAACTGTTGCCAGTATTGACTGCTGTTTGCCCATCTAATAGGACAGACTCGCTAATTTCGTTGTAATTTGCATCAAGACCAAAAATAGCAATTGTTCTTGCGCCAGTTCCAGCAGAAGTATCGTCTGCACTTGAGCTAGAGATTTTCATTACAGTGGCAGAAGCGGGGTATGCATACGTTCCGCCTTGTGCCCAAACTGTTTCTACGGATGTGCCGACATCACCGTTGATGCCGAACTTAAATAAGGTTTTGTGACCATCAACTTGCCCACGGGCTACTTGCAGTTCAAATGGCTCATACGCACCTTGGCGTGTTGCAGAAGAATAAGTTCCCATGTGGGTCTCCAAAATAAATTAAAAGTGGGAGCCGAAGCCCCCACTTTGGTTCAGCACTTCACCGAACCACCGCGTTTTTTGGCGGGCGTCACGGTGACTGACTCTTTGGTCTTGGTCACACTGTCAGCAGTCTTCTTGGGCATGAAGAAGTCCCTTGCCTTACCGGCCAGTTCTTTGATCATGCCAACAGGATTTAATGCATCCTCAACGTCACGGCTGTACTTTGGCGCTTTGTCATAAGCACCTTTGGACATATCCTCCCCCTTGTCAGAGGAAGAGCCACCGCCATTCATTTTGACCGTGCCGCCCTGTTTAAAGGTACCGGACAATTGGTCAATCCTCACGGGCTGTGATGGCTTTTTGTTGCCTTGCGGCATCGCGACGGGACGGCCTGAGTTAACAGTACCCCCCGCCGCGTAGGCTTTTTTTGGGGCACCACCTTTTTTGTAAGCGGCATCATCCATCATCCCGCCACCCATCATGCCGTCACCAGCCATGCCGCCGTCCATCATGCCTTTGATCTTGCCGCCTTTTTTGTAACCGCCGCCGTTTGATTTGGCAACGCCACCAGTGGCAAACCCACCTTGGCCATTGACCACACCGCCGGTAGCAAAGCCGCCTTGGCCGTTCACTACGCCGCCGGTGGCCATCTTGCCGCCGTGCTTGAGCTTGAGGGACGTGCCCTTGCCGCCCTTATGCTCTTGCATGTCGTGCTGCTTGAAAGCCTTTTTGATCATGGCCTTGTCTTGCCCCATGTCAGCCTTGCCACCTTTTTTCATCGGGGCGGACGGCATCGGAGGCGGCATTGAAGGAGGCATTGCAGATTGCATCTGAGCAGCGCCACCGATCGGACCGGCAGGACCCGCACCGGACGGCATACCGCGCATCGCACGGCGACGCATTGCCAGAGGCGGGCGCATCGGAGCCTTGGCACCCATCATGCCGCCACGAGCGGGCATAGAGCCCATAGGAGCGCCCATCATGCCTCCGTCAGCCTTCTTGGCTACCTTGCCACCCTTTTTGAGCTTCAGCTCAACTGAGGGCTCTGTGGTCTCCATCTTGACCATTGGTTTGAATTGACCCATGTCGTTCTCCTTATGCTTGTGTGACGCCAAGAGCGCCAACACGGGTTGCATTCGGGCCTACAGCAATTGCTGGCAGGGCTATTCCCATCACAAGACGCTTGATGCCGTCTGCCGCCGAGGAGGGCAGGTAAGTGCCCCTGACATCACCAGTGGTGGTGGTGGCTGTGGCAGTAGCGGCGGCGGCAAAAGTACCAGCATCTTCGGCTAAGGTGTTGTTCCAACCAGCGCGAGTGATGTACCCGGCATCAGTGATGCGCAGTGGCGCACCCAAGATGTCGGTTGTACCCACCGCAACGGTCACCACGCTTGCGCCCGAAGCAGTAACACTGGAGATTTGGAAAAAGGCTTTTTTACCATTGACCGTCGTTGACGCCACCGCCCCTGTTGCAATCACCTCGCTCATGGCTTGACCGTAGTAGTCAAAACCAGAAACCGTGATGTTGACACTGGTCGGGGAGCCAGCGCCTGTGGTTGTAGACACAGCACGAGGGCAGTCAAGTTGCAAAACTGTAGCGCCACTAGCTGTGGTGACTGATGTCACACCTGCGCCTGCGGCCAGCGTAAGCGTGGTAGCAGTTGTGATGACAGCGGCAACAATATTGGTTGTCAGCTTGGCTTGCGGTACAGCGTCCCAAATATAGACACGACCCAACGGGCCAACACCAACGCTCATGGGCGACGGGTTTTGCAACAGAGCATTCCCGGAACCAATGATGGTGGCGCTTGCTACAGTTTGCGAGGCACTGACCGTGTAAGTACCTACACCACCTGAACCCGTACCAAAAGCGGTAATGGTAGTGCCATTGGTAAGGGACGTTGAGCTATCAAGATACATACCAACAAAAATTGGGTCACCCGAAAGCATCGCGGTGACGGTCAATGTGGTGGTAGCGATTGAGCCAGTAAAAGTTGAAACAGCAGGGTAGGCGTCCATACCTTGAACGGTAAGTGCGGAACCCAAAAAGAGATCGTCTGAGAATTGCGGCATGGTCTGCTCCTTGAAAAGTTTGACCAATGTTGAAAAAAAGGGGCGGGGTTTTTACGCCCGCCCCGCTTGGCTTTAGACGCCGGGAGTGCCAAACATTGCACGCGGGTCGGTAAACCCGGGGATGTAACGCTCGGTGGCCTTGTAGCGCATGGAGTCGGTCTCAAAGTCGCCTTCCATGGTCTTCTCCAGCTTGCGACGCATCATGAGCTTCATGCCCTCGGGAGCGTCGGTCTGTACAAAGAACGCGGTAGCGCTGGTCAAGCGGCTAATAACGGCAGCGCCTTCGTCCAGCAAGCCGATGGACTTGACAGGGTTCAGGTCGTTGTTGGCCGAACCAGACCGCAGAACGCTCTTCAGCAAAACTTCGGCTTGGAAGACGTTGCCCGGGGCGACCACCAGTTGGCGGGGCACCAGACGGATCTTCTTGCCGTTGTTATCCACAGCTTGGCGGATCTGGATCAGCATCTGTTCCAGACTGGTCTGGCTCAGGTTAGCCGCAGTGGCCAACTGGTTGCTGAACGTGCCGTTTACGATGGGGTGAGCGGTGTTGATCAGAGACACGCCATCGCCGCCGGGGTAGCTGGAGTTGAAGCCACGGTTCAGAATGTTCGCGCACAGAGTCTCTTTGGTCTCGATGAGAGACTGAGCCAAGTGACGAGCATAGACCTGCCCGATACGGATGTGGTCGCCGTCTTCAACCAGCACTTTGGTCAACGCGAAGGCCAAGCCATACACGTTGTACACATAGCGCTGCAAGAAGAGCACGCCGCCCTGTTGGTAGCTGACAGGAGTACCGTCAGGCAACTGGGGAGCCGCGCCAAAACCGTACAGGACGGGTTCTTCGTGGTAGTTGCGGGGGATACCGTCCTGCTCACGGAAAACCCGTGACCATTCATCGGTACGTTGGTCATAGACTCCATCGAAGCACTCGTTCATGATTGGTTCAACGATGCTTCTAAAGTCCGTACTGCGCATTGGTGCTGCCATGATTGGACTCCTTAGATGGCGTTAATGGTTGCGACGAACTGACTGCGAGAGACTTGTACTTGCACAACTGTGTAAGCATCGCCCCAAGCGTTGTCAACGCCGTTTGAAAGACCAATGATACGCATATCACCGACCGCGCCTGACCCCGCAAGGGAGGTGGAAATCATGCACTGCGACAAGCCCGTGGTCGTGGAACCAGCGGTAGCGCTTGCGAAGTTGGCCTGATCGCCAATCGAGGTTTGTGCCAAACTGCCGTTGGCCTGAATGTCGTAAACGATATTCGGGTCAGAGTAGTAGTAGGTCACTTGTGAGCCAGTTTGGTAGGCGGTGTTAGCCACCCACTGATTGCTGACCAGACGACGGCCCGTGGTATCAGTGTACTCGTGGCCAGCAAAAGCGCCTTGATAGGCACTGCCAGCCGTAGCAATGATGATGTTTCCAGACGTGTCAAGGGCTACAGGTTGGCCCTTGAGAATTCCGGTGTTGTACCCGGAAGCAATACCGTTTGCGAGCGCCACAGCGCGATCCAGACCCGATGGGTGGAACGAAGGACGCAAGCCGAACGGAGCAGAGGTTGAACTCATATCTAACTCCTTTGTTAAGTCCTCACCCGTAAAACACGGGTGCTTGGACGTTTCGGTTCAAATTGCCAAAGCCTTCACCTTCAACACTTCCCAGACTCTTGCCTGAGCTATCGCGGTTCCCTTGAAGCTGTTCAACTTGGATTTGGACTTTGTCCGCCTCCTCCTTGGGTGCCTCATGGTGCATTTGAGTCATGACCTCCTGATAAACCTCCATTGGAAGTTTGTACAGGCGCATCTCATTGCACGCAATAAAGCCTACGTCTTCGCCAGCCTTTACGCGGTAACTGTCAAATCCGGGTAACTCATCCGCTCTCACGGGAACATACCCTAATCGCATCCGCTTATCAATACTGTCGTAGCCGTTGGTGGTTGATAACCAGCAAAGATGCCATCCCGGAATATCCGGAACCTTCGGCAGCGCACTTTGTGTCCATTCATCGCTCCACATCTTGCGACGTTCCTGCTTTGAAATGAACGCCTCTTCGGGGGCAGCTCGTGACGAATCTTGTGAAGATCGGCTTTCACGGCCACCCGCGTTGAGGGTTTTTTTGAGACGAGAATCCATAATGTTTAGTTCCTTCTGTTGCGGGCTTCAATTGCGTATCGTTTGATCATCCGGTTGCGTTTTTCGGGGTCATCCCAAAAACCAGCATCCTTCATTGCTCGGACCTGTTCAGGTTCCAAAACAAATTGGTTGCCATTAACGCGACCGGACGATTCACGACTCGATCCTGTAACCACACTTCGGGGACTCCTTCTGGAGGGCTCGTCAGTATTTCTAGTATAACGGTGTGGTAGCCGCTTTTGCAAGCGGTTGTCAAGCTCATCCCAATAATCTTGCGTTGCGGGGTCCCAACCCTCGGCAACCAGACGATTGTCAATAACCTTGGCAATCTGGGTATCCTCGTCGCCCGCCTCGGGGTCGTACCAAGAATTCCGCTCCATCCAGCCGTTGGCCAACCTCACCAGCTTGGGATTGGCTGGCGCTGATTCAGTTGAACCGGCCCGGGCAACCTGCTCCTTGTAGCTGTTCATTGCCTCAAGCTTGCGGCGGCTGTCGTACCAAAGCTCTTGAGCCTTGGTAAACGCCGTGCCGTCGGAGTTGTCTGTGGCCTCCTGCATTTTCTGCTGGGCATACCTCAGACGGTACTCCTCGTCCTCCATGGCCTTCTCGTAGCGGGCCATGTCCGCGCCATGGGTCTTGCGCTCAACAACGGACAGGCGCTCCATCAGCTCCTGATTCTGGCGCTGCAGCAGGCCAAGGCGCTGGTCCTTCTCTTCGTTGGTGCGCTTGATGTACTCCTTTTTGGCTCGGCGGCGGTTGCGGCGGGCCTCACGCACTGCGTCAGAGTCATCGGGGTGGTCTACGTCCCCATCGTCGACTCGATGGCTTTCAGGACCGTTGTCATCGTCCCCGGCCAAGTGGTCCGGGAGGTCAACCGTAACGGAACCATCCTTCTCCTCGACAACGCTGATGTTCTCTTCTTTTTCTGCGGTACTCATAGGAAAGCCCTCACTGCAAGTGGATCACCGGTGAGCTTTGCAATCACCTCGTGGTCGTTTAGGACCATAAACAGGGCGGAGTCTTCGTGCGCATCCTCGCCGGGGACTTTAATTTCCCAGCGATCGCCGCCCCACTTGGGGACGCGGATGTAGTCGCCAACAGAACACCAAGATCCCTCTGGCCAAGATGCCATCGTGTCACGATGCTTGAACGCCAGTGGGCCAATCTCAATGACCTTTGCCACCATGTTTTGCCACTTTTCGGTCTCTTTAGTCTCTTCGACCAAGATGATCCCGGATGCAGTTGTTGCCTTTTTTGAACGGCGGAGTTGTACCAAAATACGTCCGCCAAGAGGTTTTGCACCGGGATCTACGCTCGGAAATGCCCAAGCCATCTCAGCTTCGTTAGAAGCTACCGGGTTACTCATTTTCATCTTCCTTCATCAGGTTGTTTAGGATGTCGAGGGCTTCTTGCAGGCCCGCGTTGTGACCGACCAGTCGGGTGTAAGACTCCCAGTTCGTCGCATTACCAGCAACGAGGGACGAGGCTATTTCAGCCTGCTTAGCCTTAATTCCGCCAATCAAGTCCGAGAGGGTTTTCATTTTTTCTTAGCTTGTGACAGGCCTCCTGCTTGTTTGGTTGGGGTTGCGCCCTTCATGCTCTGGCCATCGAGCTTCTCGCCCATAGCCATGCGCTTGTGCTGGGGGACCTGCACGCTCTTCTGTTCCTGATCACTGGTTGCCATAGTTATCTCCTTGGGTTGGTTCAGCCTTGACTTGCTCAAAATTGAGTTTTGCCGCATCGCGTGTTAGGCGGGCTGTTTCGATGCGTTCTTTCATGTCGCGGTCGTCGGTAGCAATGGCTAACTTGAGCTGCAGCTCTTCCATGGCCTCCTGCTGGTCCTGTTGCAGCTTGGCCATGTCCATTTGGATCTTGGCTGCCAGAGCCTTGTCCTTGAGGCCCATCTCGGCTTCGTCGCGCTTGGCCCGGCGCTGGGTCTCGGCCATGCTGGTGTCGAGCAGCACCTTGGTGTCGGGCGTCATCTGTGGCTGTGGCTTGAACTGCTGCAGGCCCTGTACCAACTGCTGGATGACCGGCATGATGCCCTTGAGCGTCTGGTCGGCGTCCATCTCAACGTGCTGCGAGGCCAAGGCGTACATCTTGTCGATGGCCTTGGGATCCTTCTGCAAGTCGTAGTCGGGCATCTTTTGCCCCATGGCCTTCTGGACGTAGCCCGTCATGCGGTTCAAGTACCAGAGCACGATGTGCTGCTTGATGTGCTCAACCGATTTAGGCAGGAATGCAGGCGCAATGATGGGGTTGCCGCCAAAGATTGGGCTCTTCGCAAAGTCCAAATGGGACTGAATGTGGCCAAGGTGGTCTTGCTCGGGGTAGGCGTAGGCCGCTTGGCCGATTGCCATGGCCACGTTCTCGTTGGCCGAGTCCATTTTGACCGGCGCGGGCACGTCAACCATGATTTCATTGATGCCGGGCACCTTGATCTGCTTCAAGAAGCGCTGGATCACCACCTTCTTGTTGAACATCTCCGGGTTGTCTTTCATGACGGCCATCACCGCTTGGGTTTGGGCCATCCGCTGGGTCTCAGAGAAGATGTGGGGGTCAGAAACCGGAATAACGTCGGTCACGCGGGCAAAATCCTCGCGTTTGATCTCCAAATCCTCCACAACCTCGCCGCGCTGCATGTCGTCCAAGTACCAGCGGTTGATTCGGCTCAAAACCTTCAGCACACGGCCCTGAGACTCATGCAAACGGGCGTGAATTGAGCTAAAAACAGCCGCGCCCTGCTCAATCAGCGCCTGAGTGGTGCCGACCGGGGTGTTGGAGTTGACATCGGCAATCTTTTCTTCGGCGGTGGTCACCACGCCTTTGGCGGCGTTGGTCAGCCAACCCAAAAGTTGGAAAAGCACCGGCGACGGAGGGTTAAACGGCATCGGCATGGCAATCTTGCGCACGTCGTCCACGCCCGGGGCACCCTCAATCTCTACAACCTGCGTGACTTCGATCTCTTGGGACTGGCCAGAGATCTTGCCGCCCTTGAGCTTCAGGAGCGTCGCAGCGTTGTTGATGTGGGCAGAGTCCAATAGGGCCCGCAAAGCGCCTGTAAGGGCCGCTGAGAGCCCTCCAATGAGCTGCGGCAGGCCAACGGCGTATGCCCCGCGCCATGGGATGAATTTGAACTCGATTACCCAGTCCAATTTGGTCAATGTGTCGTCGCCCTCCTCCCAGTTCCGGTATAGGCCGATGACCTCGCTGGACAGGTCGTCAATCATCAGGATGTACGGGGCCATCTCGCCCTTGGTGATGGGGTCGTCTTCCAGCTCCAGCCATGTGTAGATGTGGTACACCCGGCGCACGGCGTCCTCATTGTCGTTTTGGGACTTGCCCTCCACCTTGTTGGTAGCCTTCTGCGACCCGGTCATCTCTGGGTCCATGGTGGCGCGGGTCAGGGTGGTCTCGCGGTACAGGCCGGAGGTGATGCGGCGCTTGTAATCCCAGTCGGAGATGTCGTCCACCTCGGTGAACCGCTCGGCGGTGTAGAAGCTGCCTGCCGCGTAAGGCAAAAGTACATTATCAATGGGCAGAAACTGGGCGCATGGGCGGCGCTTCTTCTCGTCGTACCAAAGTTTCAGGTACTGGGAGCCGCCAAGCGGGAGCTGGGTGAGCATCTGCTCCTGCTCGTCGCGGAACTCCTCAATCTGCTCGGTGAGCTGCCAGTTCATAAAGTCGCGCTTGCGCTCGGCAATCTTGGTTTTGTCCTCGTTGACGTCGCCCAAAATCTTGGTTTTGGTCGGGCCGTCGGGCGGGAACATTTCCTTGATGGCGCGAGAGGCAAAGTCAATGCAGGTCTCGGCCATCACGGGGTGGACGACCTTGGACGCGCCGTTGAAGTTGGCCCCGCCGGGGGCGTCGTTGCCCATTCCGGTGCGCTTGATGCCCTCTTCGTACTGCTTGTCGCGCTGTTTGCGGGCGTCCTTGTCCTTCTCAACCAGCTCAATGTAGCGCAGGGCCAGACCGTCAAGGTCCACGTCCATGATCAGGTCGCTGTCGGACAGGTTCTGATAGAAGTCCTCGTCCTCCATGGGGCCCTTGGTGTCCATGGTGACCACCACGCTACCGTCGGGCAGCTCCTCTAGCTCGGCGTCGTCCATCTCTGGCATGTCAACGACCTGCTCCTCGCCCCCGGCCTCGTTGTCTTGGTCGGGGTTGCCGCCAACAAAGCGGTTGAACTCGGGGTCGATGGGGAATTGGGTTGCCATGTAGGGCTCACTTTATTGATGACAGTCCGCCACGCTTGTAGCGCTCGACTGGTGTTTGGTCAAACATGATGGCCATTGGCTTGGACGCCTTGGGATTGGCCATGCCTTGGTAGCCGTATTCGCGCACAAGGCGCTCCATGTCATTGGCATCCTGCAGCGGGCTGGTGACGCCTTGGTTGTACTTGGAAGTGTAGGGCGTGCGGTTGGACTCGCGGGCCAGCACTCGAAAGTCCAGAGGGTCTTGCGTGATGTCGTACAGGCTTGACGCCTCGCCACGGTAACGGTTGACGCCAAGCCCCGGCTCAGCAGACACCGTGCCCGGCTCACCCATGTAGAAGTACGAGCGATCGCGCACGGCACTTGGGGAGGTTAAGCGCTCGGCTTCTGCTCCCTTGATGCCAGTACCGTACCGCTTAGGGTCGGTAAATTTCAAGTCGGGCTTGTTGCTGTAGTGAGTCAAAATCGATTGGGTTTCTGTTCCTTTTTCTGGGGTGATCAGCTTGCGAACATAGTCGGGCATGCCACCCTTGTAGTCAGCGCTAACGTATTCGGGCGGTAGCAGGATGGCCTTCTGCGGGGCGTACTGGAAACCTTGGAAGGCATCCTTAATACCCTCGGTGGCCAGCTTGTAACGCTGGGTGTCGCCGCGTCGCTTGGCTTCCATTTGGATCTCGCGCAACTGGGAAACCTCAGCCTTCAGGCGGGCGTTAAGTGGGGTGTAGTTAACCACGCTGTTTTGGCCACGGGTCTCTGCCGTCATAGCCAACTGGGCCAGCGGGCTGTACATCTGTTTGTGAATGCCCCAAGCCTTCTCTTCGCCTGCGGGTCCAAACTCGTTGCCGCGAATGGCATGACCAAACAGGTCGTGGACTGCGCGGAACTTTTCGTTCTCATTCAGCCCAGTGCGGGGATCAACTTGGTTCAGGAAGTCGTGCTTGTCGCCGCCTTGGAAGACGTACAAGTGGTCGTTGCCATGAACGTCGCTGGCCATCTCCCGTGCGCCGTTGTAGTTGCCCTCACCACTTTTGTGGAAAGACATGCTTACGGGCAGTCGGTCAAACTGGTCGCTGGTTTCTTTGGCCAACTGGCGATAAGCTTTTTCCAGCAAGTCGTCGTAATTTTTTGCCCCGGCCTGCTGAAGCACGTCGGGCATGCTTTGAGCGTAGGCGTCAAAGATGGCGTTCTTGTAGGCGGGCGATCCTTCGACTGCGGCCATGTGCGTGCGGCCAATGGCTGACTGTTTGGCCAAACTAGATGCGGGCAGCTTGGGCGTCATAAAATCTGCGCCGCGCTGCTCCTTGGTGTAGCTCTGGGCGAGCTTGAGTGGTTTGTTGTTGGGGCTGGCAATTAGCCCTGCCACTTCCTCATCCGAAAACTGTTTCGGAACTCGTTGTCCAGTTTGGCTTGGTCCTGCTCCGATAGCCCCTTGGGCTTGTAGCCCATCTGCTTCTCTAACTCCTCGCGCAGTTTCCGAGCTTTGGTCAGGTGTTGATTGGCTGACCCGGTAGAACGGTCCGTCTTGTTTTGTTGCATATGTAGCTCCTGTTGGTTTCCCTGCTTGCGCAGTCTTCGCCTCTGTGGCCAGAGGTGGCATTTTACTTGAGGTTAACGCCTCTGTCACCTTTGTAACCGCGCCCGGCGCTTTCATTGCGCCCTTGACCATGCCTGCGGGGCTGGCAAAGCTCAGGGCGGTCTCCATCATGGGGCGCTCTTCGCCCGACGTGACGTTGTACTTGTTCATCAGGTCTTTGACGTACTCGGACCCAAGGAACGGCTTGTCGCTGGATACCTTAATGTCCCGTCCCGTCAGCTTGGAACCCAATATGTCAAGGGGTATCAAACCCATGTTCAGCAGGTCAATGCCTGCGCTTATCGGGTTGTTGGCCAGCACGCCACGGTTTAGCAGGTCTGTGAGTGCGCGTGGTTTGCTGAGGCTTCCCGCTTCTTTGCTGCCCTGCTTTTTAGCTTCTTCAGCAAGAATTTTGGTCATCAGCTTGGCTTTGTCAAGGCTGCCGCCGTCGTCCTCCGGCCCGGCAAAGTCTGCCGCCGCCATGCCGCCGCCGTCAAAGCGACGCTCTTCAATTAAACCACCCTCGGCCTTGTGGATCTCGCCGCCTTCAGCTCGTTGTAAGCCCGTCTGACGGACATCAGGCATGCCTTCCTTGCGATACCAAGGCAAGAGATCGCCTTCACCCGTCTCAATCTGCCGAAGCACTTCTGCGCGCACGTTGGCCGGGTTAGGTTGGATGCCTTTTTGCTGGAGCGTGTAAGCCACCTGCTTCTCAAGCAGATCAAGCGCATCGCCCCGGGGCGATTTCAACCCCGTCAGCTCGCCTCCACCAAACCAGCGCCCAGCCTGCGCCATGCCGCCGGGGATGCCAAGGTCCTTGGCAATTCCCAGCAACCCTTGCTCGCCTGCGTTGTATTCGGTATTGCCGAACCCGCCTTGCTCATTGAAATAGGGGTGGTATCGACTGCCTTGTGTGTGGCCTGCAGCCTCATGAACGTCAAGCACCACCGAATTGGCAAAGTCACCAGCTTTTTGACTGCCGTATGTTGGAATCTTGTAGTTAGTTGGTATGTTTGCCAAATTCTGATCGCGCAGGTTCAGCCCGCCCTCCAGCACCTTAGCCACGCCTTCTCGGTGAACCGGCATCAACGGCAAGCCCATGCCAAATTTATCCGCGTATATAGCCATTTCTCTGGCAACATTTTCTTCGGTCAATGGAATGCCACGCGCATTCATTTGACGCAGAAACTGGCCAACCGCCATTTCGTTCATAATGGAATTGCGTGCCGACGCCGGAGCCAAACCGTGGATCCATTGATCAAACTTCTCGGCAGGCATGCCTGCTTCCAGCACCGCCTGTTTCACGGGGTACAAGGAAGCGTAGAACGACTCCCCGCCTAATGGCAAGCCACGTTTGATCTGCTTCTCAATCAAGGCGCGATTTTCTGGATCTGTGTACAGCTCCTCAACGTGCGAGGTGCTGGCGCGGCTGGGCTTATCGCGAGGGAAGGTGGACTGCGACACGCCGGGGAAACCCTCTAAAGCGTCCTTGATGGATGAGCGGTCAAACGCTTGCAGCTCCGCTCGCGGGGGCGACCATGGCTCAGTGGGTTGATCAAGAAACTCGTTGGCCTTGCGCTTGCGTTCTGCCACCACCTCAGCGGTGTTCTGCATCTTGTTGGGGTTGCTCTCAGAAAAAGAAGACTTGCTCAACGGTCCGTACTTTTTTTCTAACGCAGGCTTTTGCGTCCGCTCCCATTCCAGCTTTTTAACGGCTTGGTTCATTGCCTTCTTGGCAACCTCTTCGTCACTCAACTTTGGGCTGGCCGCTGAAATCTTGTCCGCAAATCGTGCGGCAGTTGATTCCAGCACCTTCGGGCTGTAGTTCGTTGGCTTGGCTGCTTTGGCGGGCTTGGTGGCCTCGTCTGCCGCCTTCTTGGCCGCAAGGATCTCGTCGGCCTTCTTGCTGGCTGCGGCCACCGCCTCGGCAATGCTTACGAGGGCACCGGACTTCCCACCCTTTTGCATGTGGACCTCACCGCCACGAGCCTTGTTCAGGTCTGGGATGCTGGTGTCATAGGTGCCTTGGTTTCCGATTGCGCTCTTGATTGTGTTGGGGTTGTAGGAGACCACTTCGGACAGGTCGCCATTGCGGTACTGCATCAGGCCGTCATAACCAGCGGCACGGGCGCGGGACTCAACTTCCTTGCCGATGTAGCCCTTCTGGTCGTAAGCACGCTCAACCATGCGGGAGGCTTTGTCCTCGTCCATGCCTAGTTTCATCAGCGCCTCGATCATAGGATCGCCGTGAGTGCCTTCAATGATCAGCGGGTTCCGTATCTGGGCATGGACGGGCAACATATTGCCGCCCTCCTGCGATGGCAGAACATTGCCAGAGTTGCGCTGGTTTAGCGCCTTCAGTCCAAGGTCTTGATTGCGCGGGTCACGCAGCATCATCTCAATGGCCTCGTCGTTAGGAATGCCGCTGTAGCCGCTTGCATGGGCCGAGCTGGGGGTCAGGTACACCCCAGAGCCGAGTGCGCCCTCCTTGCTAGGTTTAAGACTGCGGATAGCCTCCTTGCCCTTGCCGCCTTCGGTGGCGGTCGTGCCGTGGTACAGGCGCATCGGGGCTTTGCTGGGCTCAAGGAACTTCTGGAGGTTGGCGTCCCGCTCGGCGGCAGGCAGCGCTTTCTTGGCAGCTATTGCTGCGTCAGCGGCCTTGTCCGCCTTGTTGTAGGCCCCTATCAAGCCCTTCATGACACCACCGGCTCCCATATGAGCCTCACCGCCCTCGGCGAACTTCTTGACCTTGGCGTGCCAGACATGCTCACGGCCCTTGTACTGCTTCGGAACTCCACCACCAGCCGCATGCCACTCCTGCAGTGACTGCTTCTTGGGAACCGAATCAGTCCCGATCGGTTTCAGATCCGGCAGGTTGATCGGCTTGATCGGGGCGAGTTCAGGAAATTGCATGCTCAGGACCTTTCGCGGGAATGCCGCCATCATAAACGCTAGGGTCTGTCAAGTCCAATCTCTGCTGGAGCCAGCGCTCAAGCATGTCCCGGGCCCAGATCTTGTCAACAGGTTGTCCCCAACGGCTGATCAGCTCAAAACGGTTGGCGCACATTTCAATCTTGGGAGGTTCTTGGTTCATATCCAGCCTTTGAAGTCTTTGACGTGCTGAGGCATCTCACGATACCCCCGGCAGTGCTCAAGGAAGTGCGCCACCAGATCAGGGATCAGCTTGTCAACGTAGGGGGCGTCTTTGCACCAGATGTCGAGCAGTTTCTGTTGGCCATTGGTCAACCCCTCAAGATCACTGATTAGATCTAACCACTCTTTAGTGATCTGCATGAAGGCCTCTGGTGGTGAATGTTTGAGCAAAGCGTAGCCTTACCGTGGTCAAGACCAAAGTTCGCTCTACGCCTCGACGATCCTCTGTATGGAGCCAGTCGTCGCTTACGTTATCCCAGACTTGTTTCAACCGCCCGGCTCTGGGAATTCGCCCACCGCCCCTGCTGTGGCTTGCTCGTGTCACAGGGTTGTTTAAGACTCCACCACCGACGTGCCGCATGGTGTCCGAGTCGGGGCCGCCAATGACAAAAGCCGTTACTACTGCACTGGGTCGATCCTCCCTTTCACGGGAGCCAATGCATGAGTAACGGCTTTCAAATTGCTGCGATCGACCACAACAGCGCCACTGTACCACAGCTTGATCAGACTGCATAGGGGTTGACTCGCTTTTGTTTGCCGCTGTCGGCAAAGTCGTCCTCGTCCCAGTCCTCATTGGGCGGCGGGTCGATCTCCAGCCACCCGGCATCCCGCAGGTAGCGCAGGGCCTGAGTGCAGGCGTCCACAAGGTCGTCGTGCGTGGTCTCGGGGAACGAGCAGATCTGGCTGACGAACCCCTCTGCCCAGTCCTTGACGTAGCCCTTTCGGTGGTCGGACTCGGGGATCCACACCCGGCCACGGGCAATGATGTTGGAGACGATGTTCAGGCGCTGGAGCTTGTCGGCCCGCCCGGGGTTGTACGCTCTGACCGGCAGGTGAGCCCGCTGGAGGTCTTGGATCAGCGAGATCCCGGCACTCTTGTCTTCGATCAGCAGCAGGTCAACCCGCTTGCGGTCCTTGCCCTCGCCGAAGACGGTCTCGTACTCCTCGATGACCTTGGGGCGCAGGTCAGGATACATCATGCGCTCTTGCCAGCAGTCGATGATCATGGCCGACATGGGGCCGTCCTGCGGCTTGAACACGCCGAAGGTGATGCAGGCGGTCGGGTCGTTCTGGGCCTTCTCGCTGGTGGCCACGTCGTAGCTCTGGAGGATGTACTCGAACTTGGGGAACGCCCGCCCGGCAGGCCAGAGCTTGAACATATCCCTTTTGACGATCCCGCCCTCCTCGGGGTCAATAATCTCGGCATAGATCTCCTGCCGCCCCAGCTTGGTCCCCTCGTAGGCGAGGATCTGTTTCCTGAAGTTGTCGGACAAGTTGCCGAGGTTGGCGTAGGTCGAGGCGGTCGTCATGACCACGTCGTCGCCCTCCCGGCCCATCAGCTCGATGATCAGGTCCTTTGGTCGCGGGGTGGTGGTGCAGATCATGCGGGTGCGCTTGCCCAGCCGCATCCCGAACTGGATCTGATCCCACGCCTCTTGCAGGTAATCCCACGCGGCCAGCTCGTCGCAGTTGTGAACCACGATACCGTTGGCGATGAACTCGTGCTCACCCTCAACTGTCAGGTTGTACGTCAGCGAGTTTGGCAAGCGTTCGACGCGGTGTACCGCCAGTTGCCTCAGTTCGATAGGTCCGCACTGTGGACTTGTTGCAACACTGCTTGCAACAGTACCGCTGGAATCGTTTCGTGGCAAGGTATTCGCCTTCGCAGACGAGGCAGGTGCGCAGCTCTGGGGTGAATTTGTTGCCACGCCAAGACTCAAGGCACGAACGAGAGCAGAACTTACCAACCTCTCCAGCAGACGTCGAGACAAAGTTGGTTTGACACTGGATGCACTTGGCTGGCTTTGGGGTGCGCAACGACTCAAGGGTTCTGCTTGCAACTGCCTTTTGAACGTCAGAGGCTGGCCTGCCCGTTGCGTGAAGCCGCTGGTGCTCTTTGCGAGGCATTGCTTCAAGGTTGTCAAGGTCATTGTTGCCCTTGTCCTCATCCTTGTGGTGAACGACCCATCCCTTGGGGATTGGACCCTTGTGGCGCTCATAGATGACCCTGTGAGCGAGCCTGCTGCCGATGTACTTGTAGCCCATACAAAATCCCCTACCTTGATGTCGCCAGCGGAAATCCACTGGTCACCAACGAGTATCGGGTGATCCACCGTGACTGTCAAGCTCGTATCTCCACATCCGATAGTCGCCAAGTCATTCAGGTTGCCAGATACGCCAGCGGCAATCACTTTGCGGGGGCCATTTCGTGTCATAACCATGTCGCCGACCTGAACATCCTTGATCGCCATTCCACCGCCACCGGGTAACGCAATCACCGTCTCTGGGGTACAGCACCATCCGCCGTGGAATTGCGGCCCCCGGAAGCGCTCAGGCTCGGACGCCGGGATGCCCTTAATCAGGCTGCCGTTGTGCAGGCGCAGCTCGTGGTACTGCTTGTTGTAGTCGGCCACCAGTCCCTTGGGGATCACGTTAAGCAGGCCGGAGTCACCCTCGAAGCAGGTGGCTTTCACGTCGGCGCTGGTTGGGGCTGCAACGAGCCAGCGCGTGCCCGGCTCGGTATAGGCCCACCACGCGATCTGCTCGGCGGCGGTGCGGGTTTTCCCAGCTCCACGGCCAGCCAGCATCAGCCAGATTGACCACCAGTCGCCCGGCGGGAGAATCTGATGGGTATGCTGGATGCTGAACCATGACATGCGCCAAGCCCACGCGAGACGGTACTCGGGGCTGGCCAGCGCTAGGTGCCTCTTGACCTCCGGGTCAGAGACGATCGCCGCGATGTCATTCATTTGCCGAGACTTGCCGCTTCAGCTCCGCGTTTTTGATGATGGCGGCAAGGAAGTTGTCGGCCTCCACCTGAGCCTCGATCTGGATCGGGTTGCCGGGGTCACCGCCCACCGCCACCTTGGTGCCGTACTTCTTGGGGTTCCAGCAGGCCAACAGCTTCAGGCGGTGCTCGGCGCGGTTCTTGTTCCATGAGATGCTGCCGGGGTCGTAGCGCTTGTTTCCCGCCTCGTCAAACACGGCCAGCGGCTCATTGTCGGTGATGGCCAGTGACTCTTCGGCTATGGCGTCGTAACCAATCTCGCGTGCGTGCGCGACCCGTACCGAAAGACCCTCATCGCGACTCAACCACTCGTACACATTGGTCCAATGCGGCATGTGCTCGTCCCTGCATATCTGGCGCAGTGTCTCACCCTTCCCGATCCGCTCACAAATTTCTGCCGCAAGCTCTGGGGTGTACTTGCTGGGTCTTCCTGTCCTCTTGGGTGCGCTTACAGGCTGTTGGGCTACCTTACCCTTGACTTTGGGCTTTGGGGCTGCTGTAGCTCGTTTTGATGGCTTTGCGGCGGTTTCTGGCATGACCTTAGTCCTCGTCCGTAATGATGAGGCGTATGGTATCAGTTCCCGGGGGATTCGCTCTCTTCGACCAGCTCTCGCTGTTCCGGGTCCTTGTACTGCTCGATCTTGGCTCCGGCGGTGAGCTGTTGGACCAAGTCGTCCTGCGATGCGACGCGGACCGTGTACTCGGTGCTTGCGACGTGGCTCAGGGCCTGCTGGCGCAGGTTGGCTTTGACGAGGCGTGCCCCGTGGGTGTTGCGGACAATGTAAATTCTTTCTGCCATGATTTCTCTCCGTATTGTTTGATGTAACCGATTCGCTTTCAATTCGCTAATACAGATCGGGCAACAGGCAAATGATTACCACAAACCCAATGAACATTATAACAATCAAGACCTTTTCAGTCAATGATTCATCCATTGTTGCGCTCCTTCAATCTTGCCGCTGCCCACGCTACACCTTGATCAAACGCATCGGGCATATCCCCAACCTTGGCCCAATCCTCCTCCGTCAGCCCCTGCCACGGGCGCTGTGCTGCTTTCCACTTGACGTAGAGGGGTACTGGCGGCACATCAACAACAGTTGGTGCTGAAATGTGTGTAGGCTTTGCCCAGTAAAAGCCCTTGTGGGGGTGGTAATACGCCACCGGCTCCTGCTCTGGCCTAGGTGGATAGTTGTTGCTGCTGCAAGCCACGCATTCGTAAAGTACGGCGGCTTTACACTCGGGGCAGGTAGGCTCTGGCTGTGCCGATTTCTTACCGTCGGCAAACCCGCTTTGGTATGCAATCAACAGCGTGTCGGCATACACCTGCGTGTCGTCGTCATCCCGCACCTTGGCCTGCGCCATCTGGCGCTTTGATTCAAATCCTGTCATTCCATGCTCCTTCCAATTTCTGCTGCTGCGCGGGTGATGGCGTGGCGGGTTGCTGCGTAGGGGTTGTCGTTGTGTGGTTCATCAAATGCGTCCAAACAGTTTTTACTGCCCCATGTGCGCGTCATGTTTTCCCAATCTGGGAATTGGATTGGTATTTTTAGCTTCACCGCCAGCCGCAACGCATCGCCGTCGTCTGTGAGAGGGTTCCAATCCATTGTGTACTCAGCCATGACTCGGCATTCTCTAAACTCGCTGTAGACTTCCTTTTTATAGGTTACAAACGAGTCTCTTCCTAGCCAGTGAGAGGTGTACTTCTCGTAGCCTGCGGCTTTCGCCGCAAGTTCCAGTAGTTCTTTGTCAGTCATGTGTTTCCCCTTGCGCGAATGGCATCTGCGTACTGCTGCCAGCCGTACTCGTCTTGTGCTTCGCACAGTTTTGCACACGCCTCACGCTCAAGGGCCATAGCCGTGTCCACAGCTTTGGTTGTAGACTGCATCATTGCATCAAGACACGCCTCCCTCTCGGCAGCGGCAACAAGGTTGGCAAAGGCTTCAAGCTGATACGCAGGATGTACCACGCCGTTAGAATCAGCAAACCCAGCCTCCCGCGCCATGCGGATGATGTTGTCGCGTGTCATGCCCCCCCCCTACCTTTGCAGGAATGGCACCGTGAGCCCTCGTTCTGGCCCTCACCGCTGCCGCTGCATGCCGGGCAGATCCCGGGCTCGTCTGAGCCCTCTACGAGCTCTGCGTGCATCTCCCCGACTTGGCCATCAAGTCGATCAAACACCTGCCTGCAGGCGTCGGCGCTGTCAGTGGCATCGACCTCATCGTAGAGGTCGCCGTCAATAAAGACTTCGAAGGTGATCATGCGGCCTCCTCATCTTCATCTGGATACTCATCTTTATCGGCCCGGTCTGCCTCAGTTTCTATGGCTGTATGCAAAGCTTCGTACTCACGCTGGACCTTCCGTTGGCGCTCTTCCTGCGCCAATTGCTCATGGGTGATGGCCCGGTGCTTGCGGATTAGCTCCCCCTCCACCTCATCAAACAGGTTGCCCATGTTCATGCCGCCACCTCTTGAGCCAAGATTGCCTGCAGGCCAGCCAGCATTTGCTCGGCCTCGGAGCGGGTCAGGACTGCGTATGCCGACCCGCCACGCATCTGCAGGCCGATCCACGCACCGCCATCGTCCCACGAGTCAATGCTGACCCGGACGTCATCTTCAGTCTTGATTACAGTTTCGATTTCGTTTGTCATTTCGCTGTCCTTTTGGTGTTACCGGTCTTGTTGACCGTGATGTTAGTGTAACCGCAAATTACACTAGATCACAGCCAAATCAAAATATTTTATTAGGATAAACCCTTAGAAGCTTGGGTCAACGTAGTGGTCACGACGACCAAGGATCAGGCCGCCTTGGCCCTTTTTGAACTTGCCGGTGTCTTGGTTGATGTAGCCATGGACCCATGCGCCGGTCTTGCGGTCCATGCGGTAGATGTCGGCGTAGCGGTGTGGGTTTGGCACAAAGGCAAAGGTAGCGCTGCCGTCGTAGGTGCTGCCGCTGATCACGAGCACCTTGTCTTCCACGACGCGGATCTCGTAGGCCCAGACCTTGCTGGT